AAAACACCAAGGCCGGGACAGGCCAATACATCAAGGTCAGGTACGACATCACCGGGCCTGCATACGAAGGCCGGGTTGTCTTCGGCAACCTGAACATCTCTAACCCGAACCCGAAGGCAGAGGAGATCGGTCGGCAGCAGCTCGGCCAGCTCATGCGAGCAATCGGCCTGACAGAGGTCAGCGATACCGACCAGCTCATCGGCGGCCAGTGCGGGATCAAACTGGCGATCCGCGAAGACCCGAGCGGGCAGTACAGCCCGCAGAACGAGGTGAAGGCTTGGAAGAGCCTGACCGGATCACCTGCGCCAGCACCGAAGCCATCCGCACCGGCAGCGTCTGCTGGTGTATCCACCAGCGCACCGCCCTGGGCCAAGCGTTGAGACCAACGGGCACCCTTCGGGGTGCCTTTTCAGGAGTACACCATGAGCAAGATACCAGCAGCACGCGAGGCTATCGCCGCCGCCATCGATGCGGCGCACGAGGCGAAGACAGAACCACTGCGCCCGCACATGGGCGCATCCACGCTTGGCCACCACTGCGACAGGTGGCTTTGGCTTAGCTTCCGATGGGCAGTTCAGCCGGAGTTCCCCGGTCGCATCCTGCGCCTGTTCCGGCGCGGGCAGCGGGAGGAGGAAACAGTGATCGACGATCTCCGCGCCATTGGCTGCGTTATCAGCCAAGACGAGAGCGGGCAGCACCGCGTCGTCTTCGGATCGCATGTCAGCGGATCGATCGACGGCATCATCGAGTCCGGCCTGCCCGGTGCGGAGAACACCCGGCACGTTCTGGAGATCAAGACGCACAGCAAGAAATCCTTCGATGCGCTGGCGAATGGCGTGGAGAAGGCCAAGCCAGAGCATTGGGCACAGATGCAGGTCTACATGAAAGGAACCGGCATTGAGCGTGCCCTGTACGTGGCTGTCTGCAAAGACGATGACCGGTATCACATCGAGCGGGTCGCTTACGATGCAGACGCCGCCGAGGCGATTGTGGAGCGCGGTCAGCGGCTGGCGGTCAGTGAGCGGATGCCAGAGCCGTGCCCAGGCGGTGCGCCTGACTGGTATCAGTGCCGCTTCTGCGACGCTCACGCTTTCTGCTGGGACACCCGGACAACGAAGCACGTCAACTGCCGGACCTGCGCTCACGTAACGCCCGTAGCGGATTCGACGTGGCACTGCGCCCGCCACGATGCAGGCGGCATCCCGGTGGAGTTCCAGCAGGCCGGTTGCGACTGTCATGTCCTGCACCCGGACCTTGTGCCTTGGCCGCTGCGCGATAGCAGCAATCCGCACGTGGCGGTCTACGAAATCGAAGGCAAGCCGGTGCAGAACGGCGAACCGGATGCACACGTGTTCGGCAGCAAGGAGATACTGGCGAACCCGAAAGCCTGCGCCAACGCGGACGACCTCGACCACGACATCCGCGCTACTTTCGGCGCAAGGGTGGTGCGGTGATGCTCCGCGATTACCAGCAACGCGCCATCGACATGGTGTACGACTGGATGCGCCGTCACGACGGCCATCCCTGCCTGGTGCTGCCGACCGGCGCAGGCAAGAGTCACATCGTGGCGGCGATCTGCAAAGACGCGCTCCAGAACTGGCCGGAGACGCGAGTCCTAATGCTGACCCACGTCAAGGAGCTGATCGAGCAGAACGCCGAGAAGATGCGCCAGCACTGGCCGCAAGCACCGCTGGGCATCTGCTCCGCCAGCATGGGCAAGAAAGAGCTGGGCTATCAGATTACGTTTGCTGGCATCCAGAGCGTGCGGACGAAGGCGCAGCGCATCGGTCACATCGATCTGGTGATCATCGACGAGTGTCACCTTGTCAGCCACCGGGCAGAAGGTGGATACCGCCAACTGCTGGCAGAGCTGGCGCAGATCAACCCAGCGCTCCGCGTCATCGGCCTGACCGCCACACCGTACCGGTTAGGACACGGTTACATCATCGGCGACGATGCGCTGTTCGATGGTCTGGTGGAACCGGTTGGCGTGCTGGAGTTGATTGAGCGCGGGTTCCTTGCGCCATTGCGGTCGAAGATCACGGCGCATCGGATCGACGCCAGCGACGTGAAGAAGCGCGGCGGTGAATACGTCGAGCGCGATCTTGCCCAGGCGGTAGACACCCACCAACACAACACCAGCGTGGTCGATGAGGTCATCCGCCTGGCTGGTGATCGGAAAGCCTGGTTGTTCTTCTGCGTCGGCATTGATCACGCGCAGCACGTAGCTGAGTGCCTGCGGACGCAAGGCATCAGCGCCGAGTGCGTCACCGGCGAGACGCCGAAGCGCGAGCGGGAGCGGATCATTGACGACTACCGGGCAGGACGCATCCGCGCACTGACGAACGCCAACGTGCTGACTACCGGTTTCGATTACCCGGACATCGACCTGATTGCTCTGCTCCGCCCGACCGAAAGCCCGACGCTGTACGTGCAAATGGTCGGGCGCGGCCTGCGTCCGAAGAGCCACACCGATCACTGCCTGGTGCTGGATTTCGTCGGCATGGTGCAGCGACACGGACCGATCACCGACGTAACGCCGCCGGAGAAGGCCGGAGACGGCACCGGCGATGCACCGGTCAAGACCTGCCCGGAATGCGCCGAGATCGTTCACACCAGCGTGAAGCAGTGCCCGGCCTGCGGATTCCTGTTTCCCGCCAGCGAGCCGCCACGGTGGAAGCTGCACGACCAGGACATCATGGGTGATCGACCGGAGACGATGCGCGTGACATCGTGGCGCTGGCGTGTCCACACCAGCCGCACCAGCGGGAAGGAGATGCTGCGCGTCACCTACTACGGCTCGCTTGCTGATCCGCCGGTGAGCGAGTATCTCGGCATCGCACACGGCGGCACAGCGCAGGAAATGGCGCTCAGACGCCTGTTCACGCTGGCGCGGGATGGTGGTATGGACACGATCAATTTGGCGCAAAATAACACGCTGTCTGGCGTCGCTGATGCGATGCAGAGCGTACCGCCTCCGTCTGAGATCGATTACAAGAGGGATGGAAAATGGCACCGCGTCGTTCAAGCCCGCTGGTTGCTCGAAGAGCCAGCGTGATTCCGTCAGAACACGTCGAACAGCGCGAGTTTGTCAGCGCGTTCCGCAAGCGCCATCCCGACGTGCGTATCTTCGCCATCCCCAACGGCGAGGCTCGCAGCCGCACGACGGGCGCACGGCTGAAGGCGGAAGGCGTCTCGGCTGGTGTCCCGGACCTGTTCATCCCCGCCTGGCTGATCTGGATCGAGATGAAGCGCCAGCGCGGCGGCACTGTATCGCCAGCGCAGCGCGATTGGCACCGGTACCTGGCGAGCATCGGGCACACCGTCATCGTGGCGCGTGGGCAGGAGGAGGCTTGGCGGATGCTTGGCGATAGGTAAAAACTTGTCCCTAAGGGTTGACGTGTATACCTGCTGCTGTAGAATGGGAACCGTAGACCACAACAACGCCACCGGAGAAAGCAACCATGATGACCATCGCCAGCAAGACCCTGAACCAGTACCTGGCCTTTGGGATGACCAACCTCGGGCATCTGTATGTGAGCATCAACGGCAGCCCCGCTCGCCAGTGCTGCGAGCGCGGCCAGATCGGCGGCGGCTGGACCGTCTTGACGACGCCGGAAACTTTTGAGCGGGACGCCCGCCGCTGGTATCGGGCGCACGTCCGCCGCGCCGCAGAGATGGCCTGAACCACCAACCAGCGCCACGGATGGCGCATCACTACAGGAGGAACGACAATGAGCAACCCCTTCATGCAGTACCTGATGGACGACATCAGTAAAGAGATCGGCGACGAACCGCGGTTCGTCTACGAGCGCACGGAGCCGCGGTTGGCCGCAGCTCTGACCGAGGCGGCCTGTGCCGCCGGTTTCCGGGCCGAGATCAAGGCCTGCACCAGCAACCTGGCGGACGTCATCGTCCAGCAGCCCTAACCAACCCGCGCCACGGACGGCGCACCACTACAGGAGAGACAGCAATGGACAACATCAAGGTTTACACCGTCGAGGCCGACCCGGCAACGGGTCAGTGGCTGACGAAGCCGGTCCCAGCACCGGCAACGCTGGACAATAGCGACTTCGCCGACGGGAGCAAATGCTCCCACGAGTACCGCGAAATCGACGGCGCTATGCGCCATCTCGTGACACGCTGGGTCGACTGACCCAGCAGCCACCAACCGCGCCAGGGACGGCGCACATTGAGGAGCAACGAAGATGCTAGTCAACCTGACACCCCATCCCATCGTAGTCCACGACGGCGGGAATGCCGAGATCATTCCGCCATCCGGAAGGGTCGCCCGCGTGGCGACCAGCAGCATCGAGATGCACCGGATCGAAGCCGGGCACGGCGTCAATCCCATGCTCCAGATGACGACGTTCGGTCAGGTCATCGACCTGCCCGAGCCGAAGAAAGACACGTTCTTTATTGTCAGCGGCATCGTCCTGAGCGCTCTGCGGGAGCAGGGAAGCACCAGGCAGGATGTCATCGCGCCCGCAACGGGACCGCGTGACAACGCGATCCGCGATGAAGCCGGTTGCATCACCGGCGTTACCCGCTTCAACGCGCTGGCTTGAGCCAGCGCACACAGGAGACAGCGCAATGAGAACTGAAATCCGTTCCTACAATCCGGCAGAAGCAAAGCACATCCTTGATCATTTCAACACACAGAACAGGAAAATCCGATCAAGCTGGGTAAAGTGCATGGCCGAAGCAATGCGCCGAGGAGAATGGAAACTGACTCATCAAGGATTGGCTTTTGATGTCGACGGCATATTGCAAGATGGCCAGCATAGGCTTGCAGCAGTTTGCGAATCCGGCGTGACCGTCAGCTTCATGGTTACACTAGACATGCCCAAAGATAATTTTTCGGCATTGGATGTCCATGCAAAGCGTAGCTATGGAGATTTGACTGGTCTTGATAAAAGAGAAAGTGAAATTTGCACTCTGTTGGCAAGGCAAGTTTACAACTCAAACAACATTACTCCAGGTCAGATTCTCGACATGGCAAAGTCTGGTGTTTTGCATAGACATCAATTGATTATTGATCTTTGTCCGACGACAGCCGCTGTTTTTTCTTCTGCGCCTTGCCGTGCCATGGCTTCGGTTATGATGCTCAGTGGCGAATATGACTCGTCATACATCATGCAATCTTACCGCCGTCTTGTTCTTCACAAAATTGAAGAGATGTCAAAAATAGAACAAAAGTTTTTCAAGCGTGTTTATGAAAACAGAGGTATCAAAACTGGCGGGTCAAACTCAGCGATATTGGAAAAGATGGCAATTTGCAAAAAGTGCTTTGATCCAGAATACGCAGATCACAGCAAATTGTATGCTACAGAAAGAGACATGCAAAATGTGGTGACTTATGTAAAAAAAGTTGTTGAAACAGCCATCGAAATATCTGGAGGTACAGCATGAGCGCCTCCAGCATCATCGCGGTCATCGTCCTGGCGATGTTCTTCGCCCTCGTGCTGTTCGTCAGCAACGAGGATTTCAAAGACGCGCAAGAGGCCCGCAGCCTCTACTGCGAGATGGTCGAAGCATGGCATTCCAGCGGCGGCGAGTACGGCTGGCCGCCTTTCGAGGGAGAGTGTGACCAATGATCGAGATCAGCACCAAGGTCAACGGACAGGACTGCACGGCAGTCCTCGTCCACTACGAAGCACCCGAGCCACACTTGATCCGCTGTGGTGCAGGCTTCGGATTCGGCGACGCCATCGAAGGCCACGCTGGCGAGGTCCAGTTCTACCTGACCGTTGGCGACCAGCCAGCCCCCTGGCTGGAAGACCTGATGACCGACGCCGAGATCGACACCATCGAGGCCGCCTTGATCGCAGCAGTGGAGAAAGCAAACGATGAAGCACGCATCCCCTGAGTGGGTGACAGGCAATCCCCACGTCGACCTTCTCCGCTGCTGGCCGTCGCTGTACGCGGCGGCGAAGGATACGGGTCTCCCGTACCACAGCCTGAAACGCTGGGCTCGGGAAGGGAAGATTGCCGATCCGAGCGCCTGGCGGATCATCGCAGAGGCCGCAGGCATGGACGATCCCGATGCGTGGGTCGTGATGCTGGCGAATACTTGGAACCGGGAGGAATCATGAGACACCAGACCATCAACGATTTCCGAAACGACCTGCACGCCATCGCGCTGCGCGCACAGCAAGGCAGGACCACGTTCGCAGACGCCGAACGGCTGCGTTCGATCAGCAGCAGCCTGGTTGAACTGGAGCTGATGCTGGAGAAGCAGCAGAGCAAGTGGCACAACCCACAGGAGACAGTGAAATGAAGGAAATCACGCACGACAGCATCGTACTGAACGGTGTGAAGTTTGTCCCGGAGAAGCCGACCAGCGGCACCCGCGCCGTGGTCGTGATCGACCGAGGCTGGATCTTCGCCGGCGATGTGACCGAAGAAAACGGACGCATCCGGCTGACCCGCGCAGTGTGGGTGTTTCGCTGGGAGGAAGTCGGGTTCAACGGCGTCATCTCCGATCCGTTGGACAAGCGCGTTGACCTGCGCCCCATTGACGATGTGGACATCCCGGCACAGTCCGAAGTGTTCCGCGTCCCAGTCGCTGACGACTGGGGTCTGTAAACCAACAGCCGCTGGTGGCATGGGTCGCCAGCGGCATGGGAGGCTAGGATGTTTCGACCAGTGGGCAATGGATACGGCAGCGGCAGCGGCCACGGCCACAGTGGAGCCGGCGTCATAGGCTTTTACGATCAGCACGTCAAAGGTATCGGCTTTGGCATCGGTTACGGCATTCGCAGCGGCAGCGGTGGCGGAAATGGCTTTCACTTTGGCATCAGTGGCGGCGAAGGCTACAGCGAAGGCGAGGGCAACGGTCGTGGGCACGGCACTTTCTTAGGAGGCAGGAGAGGGTGGTCGTGACAGCCGTCATCTTGAGAGACCTCACGACGCAGGCCGAGTGGGCCTGCGCGTGTGTTGCTGTGTCCAACTTCAAGCACGACGAGTCGGGCAAGGTCGGGCGTCGGCACGGGCTGACGTACACGCTCGACGCGCCCGGCGAGCCTGACATCACGCTGGAGGTCTGGCGGAGTCAGCGTGGGATCGAGGTGCGGCGGGTGAACAAGATCGAGGACGAGGTGCGCCATGCCCTCGGTTGACTCACCCTGCGTCGGCGTGTGCCGACTCGAAGCCTTCCTCTGCGTCGGCTGCGGGCGCACGCTGGACGAGATCGCCAGGTGGAGTAGGATGGATGAAGACGAGCGGGCGGCGGTCGTTGCTCGCGTGACAGAGGAGAAGGGATATGACTAGATACACAGAAGGCCCATGGCGGGCGGCACCAGCCGGGAGAGTCATCGCGCAAGACGGTGAGTGGAGATTGCAAGTCTGCAAGGTCGGCGCGTTCGATGACCCGGAGATGCTGCGGCACAGCAAGTCCAGATGGGAAGCAGACGCCCGCCTGATCGCCGCCGCGCCGGAGCTGCTGGCGGCGCTGGATTATGCTTTGGCAGTAGCCGACGAAGGACTGCGGCTTGGCCCAGAATGGCGAGAAAAAACACGAGCAGTGATCGTTAAAGCAAAAGGAGAGACGGAATGAGCGAAGAACGCCCGCAGTACACCGGCTGGCCCATGGGAAACATGGTCGAGATGCTACGCGAGCTGTCACGCCACGAGCATACCGACGTCAGCGTGGCTGCCCAAGCAGCCGAGGAGATCGAGGAGCTTCGGAAAGAAGTCGAGCGGCTGACCGAGGCGTTGGAGGTCGCAGCCGATACATTCGCGGACATCCAGCTGCGGGCGCGGCTCGCTGCCCGGGCAGCAGTCAAACAGATACGGGAGGACGCATGAGCACCGAGTCGTTTCGCAGAGCTGTTGACGAGGCACTGAACCGGCCGGGCATGACCGCCGGGCTGGCGAAGGTGACCGTGGATGCGGGGGAGCTGGCGCACCTGCTGGACCACTACGAATGACTGCGGGACGAGGAAAAAAAACTGCTTGCGGATGTTAGCGCTCTGATCAATGCGCTGGAAAACGCCGCGCGTGCGCTGGAGCCTTTGGCAGAGAAACTTGCTGCGGAGGCGTTTGGGATGCGGAAGGCAGTTCGACAGGCCGACGCACGGATAAATGGGGAGGACTGACATGCACCACGTAATGGAAGGAGAGCGCGTCATCTGGGATTCGGCGATGGCGTCCATCGTCGGGCGCGTTCGAGCCATCCAAGGACGCCAGGCACTGCTGGAGGTCCACGGCAGGCTCTGGCGCGTGCCGGTGCGCCAGCTCCGCGCAGCACCGCTACCTGCGGACGTGCGGCTGTGACCGCCGCTATGCTGGCGTGGGCACTCGCGGCCTGCATCGACGGTCGCGCTACGTGCCGCCATGATGTCCTGCCCAATGGCATCGAGAATATCTATGTGTGCGGTGCCACGCACCCTGACCGCGAGCAACTGCCAGACGCCACTTGGTCCGCGTACATGCGGACATACGACGGCATCGTTGCGATCCACATTGCGGGCAGGTGTTATGAAGGGTAAAAGAAAGCCCCGCCGGAGCAGGCGGGGCCAAGATACTACTGGAGGAGGAGTCAACAATGAAGCAGCCAAACCAACCATTCAAAGGACCGTCACTTCCCAGTGACGGATCCAGTATAGCCACGGAGGTTTGAATCATGCAAGTCTGGAACCGCTGGACCGAGGACAACGAAGCCGACACCGGCGATCCGCTCGACTCCGAGCGCCGCCTGCTTGCCTCGATGCTGATCGAGGCGATGCGCGACTACGTGGGCAAGATGGACACCGAAGACAAGCAGGAGGCACGGCGTTGGATCGCCAGCCGCTCGCAGGAACCGTTTGGGTACGAGTGGTGCTGTGACATGCTCGACCTTGACGCCGACCGCATCCGGTTGCTACTGGAACAGCGTGGTGGGCACGTCTACCGCTCGCTGTTCAACCGAAAGAAAATGGCCGCAGACGAGCGCGGCCTGATGCGGATGCGGAACAAAGTGGCGAAGCTGGAAGCCGAGGCAGCACGCTTACGGGCGGCGCTCGATGGAGTCAGCGATACGAGTCATTAGGGAGTGCATCCCGTCGAGCCGTTCTTCGATACGCGCCAGCCGGGTAGCCTGATCCTGGCTGGCGCTCTGCATCGAGATGACCTGACGGTCGAGACGGTCGAGGTCGATCTTGGTCTGATCGACGTCTGACGCGAGCTGGGAGAAGAACCAAATTGCGGCGATCAACTGGCCCACCAGCGTCACGATGAACGCGACCGGCACGCTCTTGCTGAGGTGCCATTCCTCTTTCACCGTCTCGCGTTCCATGCCTTCCGCCCTCCGATCCGCACTCCGAGAAAGTGAAACACCGCCCACACCAGCGGCACTCCGAATGATCGCATCGCATCCCAGTATGCCAGATCAGCCTCCAGTCGGGTACTCATCGGCGGATCGACGCGGTACAGCCAATCGTGCAAGCACGGCGCACGCAGCCCGCTCCGGCCCTTGAAAAGCAGGTACACCAGCGGCAGGCGCGGGACGGAATCCAGATCGAACTCGAAACCCTTCGGAATCGTAAACGTGCGCTGCAAGCGGTGAACCTTAACCGTCCACGGCTCGCTGACGATGCGCGTCTCCGGCGTTGATCCCGGGCGGGTTACGAGGTCAGTGATCTGCTCAACCGGATACTCGTAAATCATCGCGTGTCCTCCGGGCAGTACACCACGTGAGGCAGGCCGAACCGGTCGCGGATCGCGGCGCGTTCGGCTTCATCCTTGGCCTCGCAATAGAGGATTTTGCCCACACTGATCGCGGTCGGCAGGTACGCGCTCATTTGAGCGCAGCCCGCCAGCATCAGCGCCACGGCTGCGATGAATATCCGGATCATGGCGTCGGCTCCAAACTGATCCGCTCAATCGTCGCCAGCCCAGCCCGTGCGGTGTCACGCACCGCAGCCGCACCAGCAGCGCCAGCAGCGCCAACGCCAGCGATGCCTGCCGTTCCGAGGCCCACGAACGCATTGTTCGTGCTAATGCTCACGTCCCGGTTTGCTGCAATCTGGTCACGGCTCACGCTTGCCTGAATCCCAGCGATGCCAAGGTTTGCCAGCGGTCCAGCGGTGATCGACAGCACGTCGAGCCACACCGGGCGCATCGGCTGTGGTTCCACCACGCGGCTGCCTGGTGACATAGCAAGCGCCATGGCTGCGGCCATTGCGGCGGTGGAATCGCCAGACGATGCGAGTTCCGTCAGCGCGGCGTACCGCGCCTGTTCAGACTCGGCGATGCGGGCGTTGGCTTCCGCAATGCTGGCGTAGTACTCCGCGTGTCCGGCGCATCCGACCAGGCCAGCCGCGGCGAGGATCAGCCCCGCCAGCCGTGCTGACGCAGCTTGTCGATATAGCCTTGATTGACCCATGATCCGTCCTCCTTGCGGCGTGGTGATCCTGCATTGTAGGACACCGCTGCCGCTTCCCAGTTTCCATACCGCTTGCGGTAGTTTAGCAGGTGCTTGCAGCCGTAGCGCATCCCGATCTCCACGCGGCACAGTTCCGAGAGGAATCGCCCGTCGAAGCCCAGCTCACGCGCTACCGCGCCCATCACTTGCATCGGTCCCCAAGATGTCATCTGCGCCATGCGTTCGGTATCGCGGCTGACGCCTGCTGGCGCAGGGAACAGGTCAGGCGTCTTGCCGCTGTACGGTCGATTGCGCTTCACATCCCACAGCCATCGGTAGCGCGGCTCGTGGCGGATGGCGAGCAGATCGCCACCGGATTCGGTGATCACAATCGCCTTCAGCAGGTCGAGCGGGATGCCGTGCTGGTGACTGTATCGGCTGTAGTCGATCATGCGCCGATCCCAAACAGCGCGTCCATTTCCTCCGGCGTGTAGCCCATCGCCTCACCGAGCTGGATCAGCGCCGGGTGCATCCGCTCAAACGTCGAGCTGTCATCCCACATGATCTGCACGTTCCGAGGCCACGATGGATACGCGGCTTCCACGGCGTCCAGATAGCCGCCTTCCAGCAGTGCGAGTTTGAACTGCGCTCGGGAGAGGCTCGCGGCAGCGCGTGCTTGTGCAAGCGCTCGCTCGTCCGGGTTCCAGTCGGGTTTAGGTGGCACCGGCGCATCGGGGAAGTCAGCCACGGTGTACTCAAAGCGGCGCAGTGTCGTGGTGTCCTGCCACTGCTCCCAGTCCGATCCGTTCCAGCGCCAGCGGTTGATCCCGCCCGCAAGATGTGTCAGGAACTTTTGCCGGGTCGCGGCATCGGCAGCGTCAAGGTCTTTTCGGGTATTGATGATTGGTTTCATTAGTAAGACCTCAGTCAAGGATCAGGTGGTCACAGACGCCGCGGGCCGAAATGAGGCTGTCGCTAAGGGAAGGCGCAAGACTCCAACCAGAACAGCGAGACCCAGCCTGAGTCGTAGTAGTACAATGCCCACCCAAGCGGCCCGCACGGGCGCTTGAGCTGTATGTATACACCTCGCCGCGGCCTTCAGTAATATCCTGAAATGCCCCGGTGCCGGTGCCATCAGCAATAAAGTCACGGCCCCAAACATAGTAAACACCCGTGGACTGAATCACGCCCCACTTGCTGGTGAACTCCTCGTCGCCATTATTTGTCGCGGTGTTCGTTGTGGCAAAACCCGTTGTAACTGGGTCATTGCCTCGATCCTGTTCTTCAGTCGTACCGTACGCCAACTGCATGAACTCGGCGTAAGTCGGGCAGCGTTTGCCATAAGCGCCAAGAATCTCTTGTGCTTCAAACCATGTAAACGACCCATAAGTGGTCGTCCCATCACCGCCAAACGCATCTGGAATAATGGGGTAGTCAGCATTCCCATTCGCAATCGTTTTGTCGTTGGCGCTTGTGCCGTTGGTGTCCGGGTCAGTATTCAGCAGGTAAATATCAGACCAAAAGTGATCAGCGACCAGCGTCATGCCTCGCGGGTCTTCGCACGATGGGCGGAACTTCAAGTCCCAGAAACTGTACTCGTTGATCTGCGCTGTGGTGTTGCCACCAGCCTGTGCAGCCGCATTGCCACCGGGTGCGTAGTGAAAGCCTCCGATCAGTCGTCCATTTGCTGTCGGCGCGACGGTGAAACTGGCGTCAGCTTCCAGCGTTCCATTCGGCGCACACCAGATCGCGTAGTCGGTGCCAGCGGTCAGAGACGGCATCGAGATGCTGGTGCCAGAGGACACAGATACCAGCCCGCCGTTGACTTCCAGAGTCAACGCCGTTGCTGTTTCGGCAGTGCCCGCACCGGTCTTTGTCCATGCAACAGCGCGTGGCGTGGCTTTTGCAAACAGCCCGGCAGGAGCAGCAATCTCATCAATCGCCTCTTGCACATCGGTCGCTGACAGCCCAGACGTGCTGTTGTCGTAGTCGATGCTGGATGCGATATTGAGCGCTTGCCAATTTGTATCCGGCGGCTCCTGCGTGTTGCTGTCGGTCAGCGAGATGTAGAACACATCCGACTTTCTGACGACATCCCCGGACGCATAGGTTCCTGCCGACCAGTCGCCCTGGTAAGCATTGAATGTCACCAGCGCACCAGCCAAGGCATTGTTGATTGCGCCAATGGTGGTATTCGTCTCGCTGACCAGTGTTGCGAGCGATGCGACGAAAGTATCCGCTGTGGTGGCGAATGCTTCCGGCGTCTGCGTCCGCACAGGCGCTGGCGGCAGCGTTGAAATTGTCGGGACAGTGCTCATAATCCTTCAACCTCCAATAGGCACTCACTGTTCCGCGCATCGACTAGCAAAACTTGGAAGTCGCGCGGGAATCCGTAAATGATGGTCTCTTCATGCAGGAAGCCGGAGAGCGTAGCACTTGCTTCGTCGGCTCCAACGTAAACTGTCGGCTTGGCGCGACGGTCTGCAATGGCGCGTTTTAGCACCGCGACATCCTGCGTCGGAACGAAGATCGTGTATTCCGCTTTGTTGATGAAGCGCCGCTCCACAATCGTAAAATTGCCGAAGGTGTCGCGCTCCTTGGTGCTGAAGTCTTCAATCCCGATTGTCGTGCCGTAGACCGTCGTGCCCAATTGCTGCTTTCGACCGACCACCAGCAACCCGATCTCGGCGACCGCTCCGGTTCTCTCGACGCGAATCACCATCCGTCCGCCAAATGTGGTCGGCAATTGCAAGTCGACCAAATCCCGGCGAGGATTGCCGAAGTTTGTCTGGCCGAAGAAGTACGCCCACCAGTTCGCTTCTGGAATCTGAATCGAAATCAACAGCTCGGCTTCGTAAACCAAGGTGTCGTCTTCGTCGTAACGATCGATCAGAATGCGAGCGCCGAGGACATTGAACAGCGCCAGGCTATTAACGATCTCGTATTGATCAAAGCCGAGTTCGACTTCAATCGCATCGCTGTTGGCCGTCGCCGTGTCGACCCCGCCATCAAACATGCGCCAGCGATTTGTTGCGCCAAGGTCCAGCCATTCGGTCGGACTATCCGGCGGGCTGTTGCCTGTATTGTAGTCGGTCAGGCTTTCGTAGCGTCGCTGAGTCTCGCCGAGAACGCTGACAATATCGCCTTCATCATAGGTCGTGCCGGACGCCCACACGCCTTCTCCGGCGTCTGTCGCGGCGACGTTGCTATCAATCAGGACCGCATCCGGATCGTTCAGGTCATTCGGCGGCACTGCCGTTGGTCTGATAATAATCATGTCCGCTCCGCTGGCAGCCCGTCAGCATCCCAGATGGTCAGTGTATCACTGGTACGGCGGGTGTTTCGCTCGATCTTGTACTGTGTCCGGGCGAGTTCAGAGCGCAGTCCGCGAATCTCGGAGCGGATCGCTTCCATGGACTCCGCCGAACCGCCACCGCCAATCGCGCTCATCAGATCGCGGTTGCTCAGGATTCGACTCGGCCCTGTGGCTTCCAGTTCCGGCCCGCGCTCGCCGACCAGGCGCATACCGCCCATGTGCATACCGCCATCGGCGAAAGAAGGCATACCGCCCGCAGATCGCACCTGCTGGCGTAGGCTTTCGATCTGCGTGCGGCTGGCGTAGCTGCGCGAGCCGAGATTCAGGCCGACTGCTCGAAGTTGCTTCAGTTCTTCCGACCGCCAAGTGTTTTCCTCGCCCAGCGTCAGCGGCCCACGCACAGCAAGCCGACCGGCAGCCTGTAGCTGGCTGACCGCAGGACCAGACGGCCCAGCCGGTGCACTGGCAATCGGAGCGCCAGCAGGCGGCCCTCGGGAGATCAGGCTTGCCAATGCCGACTCGGCAGACGCCAGCCCGCCGCGTGCGCTCGCCAGCCCGCCGATAGCGGCGGTGAGTCCGCGCATGGCTTCCTCGACTGACTTGACGCTGTTGTCGATGCCGAACGCCGCGTCGACTTGTCGCTGTGCGGCTTCCAGTTGCTGCCGCCCGAGGTCGATCTGTTGGTCAAGCTTGGCAATTTGCTCGGCTGCTAGTTTCTCTTCCACAGAAAGCGACTGCTCGGCGTCAGCCTTGATCGCCTCCAATGTGTTCTGCGTCTTGACGAACTCGCGGGCATAGTCTTGGAAGGTAGCGAACAGCGACTCGCTCGGCGACGCCACCACATCAAGCGCCTGGCGCAGGGTATCCTCGTCCACGGCATTGATGCCGGACGCCAGCACGACATCCAGCACCGCCTTCGCCATCTCGCGCTCGGCGAATGGCGTCATTGCGCTGCCAAGATTCGACCGCATCCGCTCCAGCGCGGAGTCGAGCATGTCGATGCGCGTGGTGAACTGCTGGTCAAGCTCGCGCTGCCGGTCTTCGATCTCCCGCCGCTGGTCGAGCAATTGCGCTTCCTGCGCCTCGACTGCACGACGCACAGCATCGAAAGCTCGCGTGACGCGCTGTTCTGCCTGGGACACTTTGTCCTGAGCCGCTGATACGCGCTCCTGTGCATCCTCGACGGCGTAGATGTAGCGCAGGATTCCGCGGTTCACTTCCTCGGTCTGCGCCAGCTCCCGCCGCCGGAGCGACGCGGTATCACCGATCAGGCGGAACGCTCGCTCTTCCAGTGACCGCCGCTCGCGGGTAATTCGGATTTCATCCTCCAGCGCATACACCCGCTCCTGAATCTCGCGGTTCGCCGGTGACAGTTTCTCCAGCTCGCGCTCGCGCTGGAGCGTGAGGTCTTCCAGCCCGTCGATGCTGGCAAGCTGCACGCGCAGTTCTTCCTCACGCGCTAGGATTTGATCCCGCTGTGCTTTCTCTTGCTGGCGCTTCTTCGACCCGCCAAACAGCCCGCCCAGCAGCGCGAAAGCGCCAATACCGAGCGCGATCGGTCCAGCGGCAGCAGCCAGGCTGGACATGATCCCGCCGCTGGCGGCAGCGGTACCAGCACCAGCGATTGACGTGGCACCGCCGAACATCGGAATGCTTGGTGCGGCAAATGCCGAAGCCGCTGGTGCTGCGGCAGCAGCCGGTGCGCCGAAGCCCAGCAGATTCTTCAGTCCCTCGCCAGCGACCGAGCCGAGGACTTGACCGCCGATTGATCCGCCGCCAGTCCCACCACCGATCACATTGCCCAGAACCTTGCCGATCTGCGCCTTGGCAAACTCGGTAATGATCTCGGCGACCAGCCGCTTCGTGATGCCCATGACCGCATCGGCGAAGGAGTCGAAGTCATCCAGCCCGTTCATGATGAAGTCGGTGAACGCCGACTCCAGCGACGACATCGCCGAACCCCAAGCGTCGGAGAACGGATCGGCCTGTGCTGTCGCTTCGTTGAACCGGTCTTTCAACTGCCCGAGGATGGCGTCGAACTCGGCCTGCGTCGCAATCGCGCCGGTCTCGAAAGCCTGCGTGATCGTCTGGATGCTTTCGGCGTACTCCTTCGCTTCTGGACTGATCTGCTGGAGCGAGACGCGGAGCGCGTCGAGGTCGGACGCTACCTGCTGCTCTCGGCTCGCTTGGTCGCGCAGCCGCTGCTGCGTCTCGATCTCGCGCAATTGCAGTTGCAGCAACTGCGTGAGCGCCTGCGCTTCTTCTTCCAGATTCGTCGCACCAGCCTCAGCCAGCGCGTTGATCTGCTGGCGCACAGTCGCATTGATCCGCTGTTCTGCGGACAGACGGCGGTAGGCTTCTTCCGACTCAGCCAGCGCGGCAGTTAGCGCCCGTTCGTCGGCGAGGTTCTGCTGTGCGTCCATCATGGTCTGATTAAATCGACCACGCGCCTCCGCAAGCTTCTTCTCGGCGTCGCTCAGTTCGGTTGTCGCATTTGCTGCGGCCTGCGTCGCGCCTGCTGCTCTGTCTGCGGATTCGGCAGTGTCATCAAGGAACCGCTGAAGCTCCTCCACTTTGCCCGCAGACTGCTCGGCAGCGGCGTTCAATTCGACCATCTGGCGCTCCAGCGCCGACAGGCTCTGACCCGTAACCGGATCGACACCGCCGCCTTGCTGCGCCAGATTGAAGATTTCTTGCCCGGTAGTGGCAATCTGGCGCTGCAACGCCTCGAACTGCTGCTGTTCTTTCCGCAGTTCGTCGGACACTTCCAGCCGCATCAATTCGCGCTGTGATTCGCCGAGTTCGTCGAATCGCTGGCGGAGCGCGTCGATCCCGCCAGCGTAGGTCTTGGCCATCTCGCTCGACTCGCGGAACCGGTCGGAAAGCATGAGCGTAGCGGCAGCAACGCCGAAGATGATCCCGACCGGACCACCGAGAATGGTCAGCCCGCGAGACAGCAGCGTCGCACCAGCCGCCGCACCACGCAGGCCGAGCGCCAGTTGCCCAAGCGCCACCGCGCCACGGCTTGCCCAGCCGACCAGATTCATCGCCACCAGCAGCCCGACGACGCGCACAAGGTTGCCGATGACCTCGGTATTGTCCGCAGCGATCCGTAGCAAGTCCGTCATCAGCTTGACGAAAGCGGTCATCTCCGGCAGTAGCTGCGTACCGACGCCAGCGCCGAGTTCAAACATCTGGGTTTGAAACCGCCCGATTTCAGCCGCCAGGCTACCCGCCGCATCCTGTGCGCCTTGGCCGAAGGCTGTCCGCATTTCGACCGCCAGCTTCGGCAGCAGGTCCTCGGCCAAGACCTCGCCCTGCTCCAGCATCTTGTTGAGTTCTTGGGTGGTGACGCCCATGGCGCGAGCGGCCATGTTGAAAGCGCCGGGAATGCGCTCACCGAGCTGGCCACGCAGTTCTTCCGCTTGAACGTTGCCTTTGCTGATCATCTGCTGGAGCGCGTTCAGTGCGCCTTCTGTCTGCTCAGACGACAGGCCCAGTGCCCGCGACGCTTCGGCAACGGCGGTGAACACCTCGCGTGCAGCCTGGCCTTCCAGCGCCGTGCCCTTGGCCGCAGCGGCGAACTGCCCGAATTGCTTGCCGACCACTTGCAGATTGAAGCCCAGCCGGTCGGCTTCTTCGCGGAGAAATTGCATTTCCGCAGCAGCACCGGCGCTGGAACCCGTCGCCACTTTCAGGACGTTTTCCATCGCCTGCATCTGCATCGTCATCTGTGCCATTTCGCGCACGACCAGCGCGACTCCGAGCGATGCGAACGCATTGCGGAGAACGTCCAACTCGTTTCCGAGCTTTGCAGAGGTGCGGGTTGCTTTATCGCCAGTGCCGACGAACCGGCCCAGAGAGTCACGCGCTTTGCCAGTCGAGCGATTCAGTCCGTCTGCGCTATCGGATGCTCGGTCAGTCGCCGGGATAAACCGGCCCAGCTTGTCCCGAGCGCGTCCCGCAGCTTTCGCCATCCCGTCAATGTCTTTGGCGGCTTTGACGATCTCGGTGGTATCCGCCTTGATTCTTACATTGCCTAGATCAGCCACGGCGGACACCTCTCTGCTGCTGACGGCGCTGCTGGAACGCCCTGAACTGACTCAGTATTTTCTTGCCGACGCCTTCCCGGTCGACGTGATCCGGATCGACCCACGGCGGTGGACAAGTCGCCGCTTTGCCGCGTTCGTATTGGTCGACGTAAGCCAGTGATAAATCCCTCACAGCCTGCGCCTCGAACGGGTCAAGACTGATGCCCACGGCGTCTTGCCACGCCAGCAATTCCGCCCAAGATAGCGGCGAAAAGCCCATCCCAGAATGCTCGACCGGCCCTGCCGCGAACAAGTACTCGATCAGCTCCGGCATTGGACCCATTGGCGGGAGAGCGCCAACGTAGCGCTTCCCCCGCTGCTCGCGCCCCTTCTCTGGCGTGCTGTCTAGCCACGCTCGGAACCGGACCCAGACTTTCGCGGCTTCGACGCCGTCGCGATAAAAAAAGAGCGATCCGCCTGATGCTCATCGACTTGATCCGCGATCCATGGGAAACGCTCATAGAGCATCCGGGCATTGTCCTCGCTGAAGGCGAGTGTTTTCCCTTCTAATTCGATGTTGCCCCAGTCCAGCGTTTTCGCCACTCTGGAATCCATGGCCATTGCTTCGATCTCGTCGAAGTCGATTGACTGCTTCCCAGCCTGGCGCAGCTTGCGCCGCATGACGCTCTGGCGCTGCTTGGCGATCTTGGAATCCGGCCCTGCGCTCTTGATCCAAGCGTCCATCGGCTCGCCAGTTGCTGGGTGTTTGAGCGTGAGAACCGCGCCCTGGTCAGAGCCTGCAATCGTATCGAGTTCGTCTAGTTTCATGCTGTCATTCCTTCTGCTGTCGGTGCTGTCAGTGTACCTGAAAAGAGCGGGACAGCGCGGCGACAGCAGACCGCGCCATCCCTACCGGGCAAGCCCGGATTATGTCGCCGCCACCTCCACGATGTCGGTCGTGATTTCGATCATGACGCTGGCGCTGGTGATCTGATCGACCGATCCGACGTTGGTGGTGTAGGACATAACGACACCGGCAAAATAGAGCGTCGTGCCGTCCTGAAGCACGATCTCGAAAGCAACGGGATCGTCAGAGTCGAGCGCGGTGATGATGTCGGCCTGTCCGGTGTCGCTAGGGACACGCGCCACGGTCATCGCCACCTGGCCATCGTTGTACGAACCCTTCCGCTTGACGGTGCGACGTGCGCCGAGCGGGTTGTGCGTGACGAGCGCGTATTCGCGTCCGAACTCGCCCAGGTCGGTGACTTCGCCGACTGCGCTGTAGGACAGCGCACCGTAGCCGCTGGCGTCGTAGGTTGCCGGAAGAGTGCTGCTGATGCCGATGGTCGTACCGGCAGACGTAAATGCTCCAGAAATGCTCATGATGAACCTCGCGCGAGTTTTGCCCGGTAACCGAGCGTGATTACGACAGAATACCAGCCATCTTGCGCGGCCCCAGGTTGCCGCTGTTGACTGGAAATGGTCGCTGCTTGGCTGTCGTATTCAACCAGCGAGCCAATCGGAAAGGCGCGGAATATCTCCTCCGCCTTTGTCTTGATCGCAATCGCGCCAGTCCCGGCAGGGTAGCGCAGGATTGCCTGAAATATGCCATCCGTAATGTCACGGCTGCTCAGATCGTAGCCGGTCACGTCGTTCGCCAGCGTCGACAGTTCGACGTAGGCGGTGCCGGTCGTCGGCGTGTAAGCAATGTTTTCGTGTGCAATCGGCAGGCCGAAAGTGCCGTCAATGAACGCCTTCACGAACGCTTGATCGATCTTAACGGCGGACACTGCGGACTACCTCTTCAATTGTGCGCTCTAGCCGTTCGATATTGCGTCGCGCCATGCCGTCGCGCTCTTCCCAGACTTCGGCATACGGCAGGTTATTGGACAGCCAGTTAACGCGCCCGGCCTGCACTGTTGCTTGTATTTCTGCTTGCACTAATCCGCCATCAGAGCCTTGCGCCACTTTGTCCAAGCGATTAGTTGTTGTTGTTACAGGATTGTCCAAGCTCACTTGCCAGTTGCCTCGCAGCCGCCCGGTATCAACGCGGGTGTCTCTGGTGATTCCGTCGAACAGATCAATGACAACACGACGAGCAACAACCTCAACGTCTTGTTTCAGCTTTTCAGCAAAAGCCTTGATGTCCGCTTCAAACTGCTGCGGCGTACTCATGCCCGCACCCTCACAAAATGCGCCAGGTCGGTCCCGGCAGGACTGCTGGTCTGCACTTCTTGAATGGCATACGTCGCGCCGTCCACCGTCACTGTATCGCTCAGACGCGGCTCGATCTCAGTTGCCCGAATGACCAGCTCCCGGTCGGTGGACTGAATCCGCGTCCCGTCGATCAACGCATTCGGATACCGGCGCAGTGTGCCCACGGTCTCAATTGTGGTCGTGGTCTGCGTGCTCACGCCGGTCACCGGATCAATGCCACCACCAGTGATCCGGGTGAACGTGACCACCTGCCCGAACCGCTCCAGCAGGTCCGACGCCACGTCCTGCATCCGGTCGTAGAAGACGCTCATGACCGCTCCAGGATGATGGCCTGGCCGCGAGTGATCTGTCGGATCAGCGCCATAGCCTGAGACTGGATGACCCGTTCGCCAACGACGCTCGGCTCGGCATAAGCCACCTCGACAGCCCCATCCACACGCTCCCGCGTGACATGCTGGCGGTCGGTGCGGTTGTACAGGTCGACGCCGCCGTTCAGGTCCAGGACCAGTTCCTTCTGCACCTGCTCGACCAGCGCCGGTACGGTCTCGTCGTCTGCTTCGTAGCCGCGGATGATTGCGCCAGACCGAGGCCATGCCAGCGCCTGGTCGGCGTCGGTGCGCGTCCCGCGATACCGGCCCTCCAGCGTCTCCATGTAGTCGGTGGCCTTGATCAGCAACACGTCGGTAGCCGCCGTGTCGGCCAGCGTGACACCACGCTCGGCAGCGTAGGCAATCGCGGCAGCGCGGGTGATGTAGCTATTGGTGCCCACTGTGATCGTCATGCCCGCTGCTCCCATCGTGCGCGGAAGATGCCTTGCGCGTTAGCGTTGTTGATCGACACCAGGCGGACATAGTACGTGCCCGCAGGGAAGCCCAGCGGCAGGTCCTCGCTGGCGCTGATTTCGTTCGCCTGCGTTGCCGGTGATCCGGCGTTCAGCAGCAGGACATCCACAACCGTCCCGCCCGTGTGCGTACCACCAGCCGCCATGGTCACGCCTGCGCTGACGCTCGGTGCCTCGCTCATGCCGTTGGCTGGCAGGATCGGCAGCGGCGTGTTAAACGTCCCGCCTTCGGTACCGCCGACCACCAGTTCAATCCGCAGTTCGCCGAGAATGAGCGACGCACCGAAGGTCTGGACGATGGTGTCGCCAGTTGCTATCACCTTGATGACCTCGGTGGCGTCAGGCGCAATGTCGAACTGGCGGAACGTGTAGAACTCGCGCCCCTCGTAGAACGCCGTCGATCCGGGATCCGTCTTTAGCCGCCGCGTGCCCTGGCGCTCGCTCGTCAGCATGTCTGACGGCGTTCCCGGCAGCGTGTACCAGTCAGCGGCCACGATAGCCCCCAGCGCGGATCGCACGGCCTTGGCGTTCAGCCTTGGCCTTGGCTCCCGGCCCGGTGTAGCAGGCTCCAGACTGGCCCCACTTCCAACCGCGCTTTCCGCCCTTCTGGCATCGCTGTGCAGGCATCAGTCAATCGGGCTAGGCCCGTCCTCCCTGCTGGTGGCTCCGACGCAATGCCAGTCAGCACGCGCCAGATCATTCGGTGTCAGTCGATCCCGAGCGCCGGATGCGATACCTGCGCTCCGGGCGCAATAGGCATTGCCAGCCTCGGTGCCTGGCCTGACAGTCGCGCCAGACTGACCGAAATTGATCACGCGGCCCTCGCTCGTCACAGCGGCCTTTTTCTTCCCCTGTGCGTTGCTGGAGCGGATTGTGACGATCTGGCCCTTGATCCGGTAACGCTTGCCGATTTCAAGCGGCATTACGGCGTCTCCTCCTGCGCTGCCTTGCGCTGGCGTCGACGCTGCTGGAGATACCAGATGCGATAGGCATCGGATCCCGGCTTCGCGTATTTCTTATCCTGCTGTCGTTGCTGTGCCATTGGCTTTCCTCGGTCGACCGCGCCGCTTGACCGGCGCGGGCTTCTCTTCGACAACCGGCGCAGGCGCGACCTTCGGCGGAACCGGCTTGCGCTGTACCGGCTTCGCCACTTCGCCGCGTGCAATGCGGTTGGCTTCTTCGATCAGTTCTTTCTGTGTTCTCATGCTGTCACTCCGAAACTGCGGGACGTCCATGTCCCTGCGTCAATCCCTGCTTGATCAGTTGGTGATCAAGAAAGCAAGCGGGACGTTCTTCCGCTCAACCACCCGATCCCAAGACGCCGCAGCCTCCAGTTCCGCCAGCGTGTAGCTGGTCGCAGCAGGAGCGGTGCCGGTCTTGAAGCCGAACGGATGCAGCAGGTAGGTCTTCCGGCTGAACAAAATTTCAACCCCACCGCCGTTGCCCTGTGCGGGCTGACGGTCGACCTCGACCGGATTGGCCGGAGTGCCTTCGCCGAAGCCGACCGCGCCAGCGCCGAAGATCACCGAGGTGTACTTGGTGCTGTACACGCTGTCAGTCTCGACCGGCAGGCCGTCGTCGACGATGACCCTGTGACCGAGGAACGTGGGAATGGTCATGTTGCCCTGGCTGTCCGGGATAAAGTCGATGTCGTCGTTATCGACCATGCGCTTGTACACCACCGAGTGAACCGCCAGCGCGGTCAGCTCGTTGTAGGCATCGCCCAGGGTGAACGCGGCGCTGGTGAAGTTCGACCGCGTGAAGCCGCTCGCGGTCGTGGCGGTGTCGAGCGAAGCGTCATACACCATATCGCCCGCATCGTTGGCGATGTTGTCCGCCAGTACGCCGTTCATCGTGGCGATCAGCCGACGCTGCCACTGACGACGCCAGTAGGTGTCGATGCGAGCGCGAATGCGAGTCATCGCGTCGCCACCGAGCGCCAGTTCGGACGCCAAGTCGGTTTCGGACCAGGACTGGTTCAGGAACGCCTTCCGCCCGATCTGCTCGCCCTGCACAATCTTCTGTGCGGTGGACGTGACATTGGGATCGTCGCTGGTCAGGTTCGGAGCGGCGGTGGCGTCGAGGTCTTTCCAGAACGGAAGCTCGGCAGTTTTGCCAGCAGAGGCTGCAACCTGATCGAGCAGCGCATTACGGACGACAACGCCAGAGTCATAGAAAGCGGTCTTTTCAGGACCATCGACCGGAGGCAAGTCCTGGAATACGGTGACATCGATGATGTCAGAGAGACGTACAGTAGCCATGTGTGATCACCCTTGTGAGTAGTGCCGGGTGACCAAAAAAGGCCCACGCCCCGGCGATGAAATCCACCGTAGGCCGCAGGCCTTGATCGTCCGCTCCCGCAGGGAGCATTCAACCGTTCAATGCTTATACCGGTTGACAGCGAATCTTGTCAATTGTTCCGGTTGTAATACTCGTCGCGGATGCGAATATAAGTATCGGGATCGGCCCGCTTCAACTCCACCAACTCGCTGCTGGTGTACTCGTTGAACGCCTTAAGCTTCGGCTTTCCGCCATCCGACCGCCCGGTACCGCCTGCGCCGTTCGCCTTGCTGCCAGCGAGGATCGGAGCGAACAGTTCGGTTCCCATGATCTCTTTCCGCAGATCATCCACCGTCATCGCAGACGGCGTGCCGTCGCGGTCCAGTACGCGCACGGTCGGCTTGCCGTCCCTGATCTCGGTTTTCAGCCGACCCGCAATGTGCGGCATCAGCAGGTCCGCATGGCCGGGCAGCGCCAAGTCAGCCGCCAGCCGTCGCGCCTCGGCACCGCTCGTGATCGAGGCAAGCATCTGCTCGTACTGCTTGATCTCAGTCCGCAGTTCTTGCTCGGTGGTCTCGACCTTCTTCTGCCACGATTTCTCCAGCGATTCTAGGTCCCCGGACTTCTTCGCGGCTTCGAGCGCGGCCTGCTCGGCTTCCTTTTTTGTGCGGGCTTTCTCTTCGAGTAGTTCACGATTCTTCGCCTCCAGCTTGGCTATCGATTCCTGCATGGCCGCAAACGCAGCCGGATCAATAGCGGGTGCGCTTTCCGTCTGCCGGGTATCGGTATCGCCAGTCGCGGCGTCTTTTGTCTCGTCTTCCATATCGTCTCACCTTTGCTGTCTTCAAAGTCCTGCCCGTTCAAATACGACCGGGTTTTTCTCGCGCATCTCTTCCAGCGTCAGCGGCTCAAACCGCCGCCCTAGCTGCAAGTCCGCGAAGCCCCGCGAACTCAGCCCGCCGTCTCGCAGTAGCTTGGCGCGTGTTGGCCCGATCGCTTCGTCCTGAAAATCGGCTGGCTGGCGAAGCAGCCAACTGTAGTAGTCGAGCCGCGCCGGTACCTGGTCGATCTCTCGCCGGTCCTCGGGATTCCGCGCCGCTCGCGTCGCACCGCGCTCCAGCACATCGAACGGCGGGCGCAGGACGGCAACGGTGGTCGACCGGCACCGCACGTGAATCGGTGGCCGAGGCCCTGAGTCAATCGGGAACTCTCGCCCGTCGAGTGACGCGCACTGATCCGTCGTCCGGCTGTCCAGCGTCGATACCCAACGCACGCGGTCGATGATGTCCCGGTTCGCATCCCAAGTTGCCTGCCTCGCGGTCTGCGACACATGCTGAACGCTGGTCCGAACGATGGCATCCGCATCGCGGCGGATGCGCTCCATCGTGCCGTCGGTACGATTCGCCGCCACGGTGCCACGGATCGACCGGATGATGTCCGCATTCGGCAGGCCTTGCGCTGCGCCAAGCGTCACGTCTGCTGTGATCCGGTCGATGGCGGACTGCTTGAAGCCGTCGAAGAACGTCTCCAGCAGCGCGTCACCCGTCGCTCCGCGCACTTGCAGCGGTGTCGAGAATGCCGCCGCCGCGACTTGCTCGGGCACTGGTGCCAGGAACGTGACGCCGGTATCAAGCGCCCGCAATGCCTCAAGCTCAAAGTCTGCTTCGTTGATCGCAATCTCTCTCAGCGCAGCGATCCAGGCCTCCCGCATTCGCTCGATCGGCAGGTCGATAATCCGACGCAGGATTGCCCGATTGCGCTCTAGCTGGAACATGGACATCTCCGACAGCTCGTCGAAGATCGCAATGCGAGCCGATACGTCGATCTCCAGCTCCTGAACGAACTCGCGCAGCCGGTTCCACTCGCCGGTCTTCAGCCGCTCCAGCATGACCTGGTGGCGCGTGACAACCTCGGTCAGGTAAAAGTCAGTCATCGTCTCCGGCCATGATCTGTGCCTTGATCGCTTCCAAAATGCCGATCATTTCGATGACGCTCAGTCCCTCGGCGCAGTCGTTGATGGTGTCGACCAGCCGCTGGTAGACCACATTGCGCTGGCTGTTGCCGAAGTCGATGACATTATCAGTTCGCATTCGGCAGCCCGCCAGTCTCCAGCATGTCGGCGTACTCCTCCGCTGTCCGCTCGCCGTCGAAACGCCCGATGCGCTGCATATAGCGCACGTAGTCGCTGATCGGAATGCTGCCCTGCACGAACCCGGCAACCATGGCCTGGATGTCCTGCGGTGTGGCGTCTGGTGACACGAAGTCCTGATTGATCTGGTAGCTGATGGAGTCCATCTCGCCATCACCAACGCCCATATACCGCCCGGCCCATTGCAGCGCCTGCGTGTAGGCCTCGCTGGCATTCGCGGCGATCAGGGACAGGATCGAGTGCTGTGCTTCGCGGATACCGGCAACCTCGGTTGCTGTCCGCGCCGCACTGCCCGGCTGCATGAGCCTCGCGCCGAGTTGCAGCATCATCTCGACCTTGTCCTGCATCGCCTGGCGCACGATGGAGTTCGGTGGCGGTGCGGCAAACTGGAACTGCCCACCCTCTGGCACGGCCAGCAGGTTGCGGCTGCCAACGTACATGCCCTGCTCTTTCAGCATCTCCAGATAGCTTTCGGTCACGCCAGACATCCACGGCTGTGCCTGGCCGACGTACCAGACCGAATCCTCCCAGTCTGCCGAGTTGCGGTAGTGGCCGATGTTCAGATCGACAAGCGGCAGCATGACGGGTCGATCCACCTTCGGGTCGTTGTTCTCCGCACCCACGAATATGAACGGGATTTCATACCACGGCTGACCGGCTGCGTCGGTCGGCGTGATCTCGTCCACCACGCGCAGTGCCCCGCCTTCGTCCGACCAATGGCGCTCCTGATACACGCCGTCGTCGTCCAGGTACAGCTCCCGCAGCGTCATGTATTCGTCGGTGGTGTACTGGTCGATCTTCTCGCGGTATTCGCGGATGATGACGAACTTCAGCCGCGTCTGACTGCCCCGCGTCTCCGTCCGCCAGTTGATAATCTGCTCCGGCTCCAGCCGCTGGATGGTCGCCACAAAGCGGCCCTCGACCATGTCGCGCATCGACACCGCGCCCTCGGTCGGCGGGAAGGAGACGTACAGCCCGGCCCGGCTCTTGCGGATTACGTCATCGCACAAGCCTTGGCTCTGCTGGTACAGACTCACGCCAGCGCCGTCTGCATTGCGTTCCATGTATTCCAGCACAGTCGGGAGCGCCAGTTTGGGATCGCGCCGGAACATGGTTCCAAGCATCCCCTGCACTGTCTGCGCTGCGATAGCGTAGAAGATCGCCCGCTGTTTGTAGGCGCGATTGCGTGCGCGGTTCTCCTCGCTCGTATCGTGCGGATTCAGCTCGATCAGATAGCTGTCGAGCATCCGCAGCCGAGTGATGTGTTCGATCTTCCGCCAGTCCGGCAGCTCGATGGCGTAGTCCTCATGCGGCGTGTCGACTGTGCTCATGGCCTGCCCTCCGGATAGTACGCCTCGATGACCCTATCAATCCCGTGCCTGTGGTAATTCCACGGCTTCGTTGATCCGTTAAAAAACAGAATCTTTGTCTGATCCCAGACCGGTCGAAATCGCCGGTAATATACCACGCCGTCGTGTTTTCTAAACTTGGCCTCGTCCGGTCCCAGGATTTCAGCGTACCACGCTTGATCGGAACCCAGATGGTCCTTGCTTGCCGCAATCTGCCGCTTCGGCGTCCACTGGTCGTAGACCTGCGGTCGTGCGCCTGCGGTCATCAGCACCATCCCGCCATTGTAGGGACGATGCGCCATGCTCGATCCATTGATCACGACATCCTCTGGACGACTCAGGATGTGGTCGATATTGCCCAGGATCGCGCAGTCGATGTCCATCATGAGGAACCGCTCGCCGTAGGTAGACGCAGCATCCGCCCGCCACATGTCGATGCGGCGGTGGCACTGCGGTCTGCCTTTCGACGTCGGCCAGTTCGGATTGACCACATCCGGGAAGTCCGGCAGTGGGATGATGGCGATGCCCTCATCGATCCCTTCCGGCTGATCGGTCACGCAGGAGATACGATACGGCAGCGTCACGTTGCGCCGGATCATGCTGGCCCAGCGGTTGACGTGTTCCGCCGTGTACTGCGCATAGCATTTCGGGTCATGCCACAGCCAGCACAGAATGTTGATCACAGGACGCGCTCCCAGTCGAAGTTTAGCCGCTTGACCGGCGGCAGGCTCGCGCCCTTACACGGCAGTGAGCGCAGGTGGTATTCACTGCCCTTGCGCCCGTAGTCGGTCGTGCTTGCATCCGGCTGGACCTCGCGCTGGTACAGCCACAGGTCCACGTCGATACCGCCAGGCGGCCCCAGCGCACGATCCAGCGCCTTGCGGAATGTGGCGTCGGTGCCGTAGTAGCCGCAGAACCGCTCGTCGTATCCGCCCGCGTGCCAGTAATCGACAGCGCGAATCAGCCAAGTGTTCGGATGCGGCTTGTAGTACTGATTGGTCGCAGCCCGGATTCGATGCGGTCGATAGTAGCGTGCTGGTCCGCCGTCTAGGTCGATGCTCTGCAATCGCTTGGCGTCTCGCGCAGGTAACAGATGATCCATGTCAGTGAGCAGACACCAGCCGCTGGCGTGGGTCATCGCCAGATTCCTCGCGCCGTTTTGATTCCACGCCCGGTCTGTGATGATCCGGTACAGCTCGATCTCGATGCCAACGTCCCGAATGTGCGGCAGTGCCGGATCGCGCTTGCTGCAATCGTCCACGAGGATGACGCGCCAGCGGTCCTTGCGCTCGTACCGCTCCCACTCGCTCAGGTGCAAGTCGAGCATCCCGCCGTTCTCGAAATACGCCATGACAATCGTGATCACTTGCGAACCTCGCGCCGCTTGATGTCGAGCGTCACGTCCTCGCCCTCGATCCACGACTCCTGACGGTGTTTGGCATGGTAAACGTACAGCCCGTCGATCCGCACGATGGCCCAGCCTGCCCGCCGTAGTTTCGCGCAGAACTGCCAGTCCTCCCGAAACATTCCGACGCCTGGGAATCCGCCGACCGCGCTCCATGCCTGCTTGTTCACCAGCATGAAGAAGCCCGAGGCCTTGTCGAGGTCGGTCAATTTGTAGCCGTACTGACTGTGGACGTTCCGCGCAATCTGGCGGTGTTCGTCCATCGTCTCGGCACCGCTGATCCACTGCTGACCTGTATTGGAATGCGGCGCGTTGGTCCAGCATGTCGCCAAGCCGAACCTGCGCTGACGGATCGCCTGCTGGCAGAGATAGTACCAGTGCGGATTCAGCGCCAGCATGACATCGTGGTCGAGGAACAACACCCACTCGTGCGGCGTCGTCGCCATGACGCGGTTGTAGTCCTGCCCCAGCCGCCCGCCTGGTTCATAGGGTATGCGGACGTCTATTTTTGGCCCATACACCATCGGATCACCTCCGCCGCCTTTTCGTCCTGCTCCAGCCACTCGCGCATGATGACAGCCCGCAACTGCTCGCGTTCGCTCCTCGCCTTGTCGATTTCGGCCTCGCAGGTGGCGATGCCAGGATACGGGAACGTCCCGCCGATCGGCTCTGGCACGATCACGTCACAGCCGCAGAGTGCGGCCTGTACGGCGAGAAAGCTCGCGCCATCGTAGCAGACGAACCGCTCGTGCCGGTTGAAGATGTCCGCCAGCGCCCTCGGTCCAAGCCCACGCGGTATCTCGGTGCCGCGCTCCTCGATGTGTTCGCGCTTAATGCCCTGCTTGTCTGCCTTGCGATAGGTCCAGCAGGTGCCCTTGCGCGGCTCTCGGCGGTCGAAGAACACATCCAGCCGCGGATCGGTCACGCGCAAGTAAGGCCCCGGCCCGAACTGGTTGCTGTAGTACAGCAGGATGCCGTCGGTATCCCGCGTCGGCGTGTACAGCATCCAGCGTGCGAAGTGTCGCGCCTTCCACGGATTGCCGGAGATGCTGTTGTGGTAGATGACCAGGTCATCCGGCAGGCAGTGATCGGTGACCTGGCTGTAGTAGCGGTCACAAAGCGCCCAGTGCTTCTGGTGCGGACGCATGTAGGCGTCGATGCCTTGACGCAGCAGGCTGTCACACAGCTTGTGCAAGACGATGTGGCCGCCTTTCGTCTCGTTGTAGCCACGCGCCGAGATCACAACCCGCATGACAAGCCCTCGCATCGCGTGTCCCGATGACCGATCACGCGCCCGCGATCCACCACGATTGTCCACGGCTCGACGTCCCGCGTGATGAAGGCACCTGCGCCGACCGCCGCCCCTTCGCCGATGGTCACGCCCGGCATGATGACGGCATTGGCCCCGATGATCGCATGACGCCCGATCACAATCGGCGCAGCGTGGACGTGCGTCAGCCGCTCCGGAACCGTCGGATTCGTCATCCACTGCCCGCTGTAGTCATCGCTCTTGGCGTACAGCCTCACACCACCAGACAGGCCGGAGAACTCCCGCAGTGTCACGTCGCCGATGATGCTGCAATGGCAGGCGACGTGGACGTATCGCTGGATGCTGATCGTCCCCGACAGCACGGCGAAGTCATCGACTCGCGCTGTCTCGTGGACAATCAGCCGACCGTAGACGCTAGCGCGTTTCGAGATCATCGATAGGCCTCGTGCAGTCTCAAGTCAGGGTACGGCAGGCACAGGTCTGGCAGATCGATGCCGAGGCCGTTGGCGTCGAAGAACTGCGGCATGAGATGCAGGCCGGTGGCGGCGAGGCTCGGCAACATCCAGCAGTTCCAGCCGATCTGGTCGAAGGTATCGATGTGGTAGGAAACCGGATTCCGGCCTGACATTCGCGCCCGTCGGAACCAAGCGTCCGCCAGCGGGTCATCGTGCAGGATCGCCCCTCCTTTGCCCAGCTTCAGCCGCTTGTGCGGTCCGGTGAAGCTGACGCACTGGAACTGCTGCGGACGATACATTCCGGACGTGAATCGCAGCGCACAATCCCAGACCGGCGTCGGATCGAGCCGGTACGCGCCGGTTAGGTGATCCGCGCCGATGTCGTAGAAGGATACCTTCCCGCCAGCCTGGATGATGGTGCAGGGAACGCTCATGTACGTCCGATTGGGAATCGAAATGGTGTAATCCTGGATGTCCACCCAGTGCAGCGCCAGCATGATCGCGCTGGTGCAGGAATCGACCGCCACGGCGTACCGTGCGCCAGTGTACTCGCACAGCGCATCTTCAAAGTCCCGTGTCACGTCGTGCATATTCTTCACGCCACACCTCGTATGCCTTTCACCACCGGTCGGCTGATCGGGAAGCGCCGGTGCAGGAAGTACCCTGCGCTGTCGCACCAGTCATCGATGGCCGGGTGCTGGTCGAACTTTTCCGGAACGCCGTCATCGTAGCCTTGCATCTCCAGCGCGTCCGCCAGTTCCGGGCATTTGCCCGCGTTGACCTTGATCTTTTCGTGGGCAAACAAGCCGTTGACCGCATTCACGCGATCTCGGATCGCTGGATTGGCTCGCGGTGCATCGACCCGGAATCCCGCCTGCTGGATGATGTCGAGATCAGATTCGGCGGCATTCGTCCGCTGCGCCTTCCCGCTGGCGTCCGGGTAGACCGTGATCGGATGATCGCGGTACCGCGCCAGGCGCGTGCAGAAGTCGCGGGTGTCTTTGCTGACGAACTCACCGACCGCCACTGGCGTTCGACCGTCGATCACCCAGACCGTCGCGCAACAGCCGCCCACGTTGAAGTCGATACCCACATGCAGCCGCTCGCCTGGCGAAGGCTCGCGGTCGGTGTCGTGCTTGATCCGGTCGTAAGCGTGATACACCTTGTCGCGGGTGAAGCTGACGAACTCACCGCGAAGGTAGGCGTCGACCAAAACTGGATCGTACTGCGCCACGAGGCTCGCGGCGTAGTCTTCCGGCAGGAACGGATTGTCGTATGTCGATGCTCGGATCAGCAGCCAGTCAGCGTCAGCCGCCTTGCCCCACCGCTCGAAGGTGAAGCCGTTGACGCCCTGGTCTGGCGTGGACACATTCCCAATGCTATTTCCACGATTCGTTTTCTGGCGCGTGCGCTCGACCGCTTTCTGCCAGACACCACGCGCTTTCTCACGCGGTAGCGTGTCCAGCTCGTCGAGAATGGTGTGGGCGGATTCAAACGCAATCCAGCGGCCCGGATTGTCGTATGACCGAAAGTAAATCTTCCCGAATCCGTGAATCTGGATCGACCATTCGGACTTGTTCAGCGTGTAATCCAGTCCGATTTCTGTCAGGTCTGCCTCAACGCCCGGAATGGCCCTCAGGCGCAATAGATCGTAGGTCGGCATTCCGAGCAGCGTATTGATGCCCGGCTCCGTCACCATGAGATACACCAGCCGCATGGTTGCCGCTTTCGTCTTGCCAGAGCCGTAGCCGCCGACGATGGCCGGATAGCGTGCCTGACTGGCGACGAACTGCATCTGGTGTGCCAGCAGCGTGATGTTCATTCCGGCAAGTGGAAGTTGATATTCATCGGCGTCTGCTGCGGATCATCCGCCCGATCCGTCTCGCGCCAGCGTGCGCGTGTCTTCATCCAGAAGATCATCGCGGCGGTGTCGCCACCGAGCGCCTTGCTGTAAAGCGAACCGGCGATCACCGCGTTCGCCTTCGCCAGCGATTGGTCCAGCTCCTCGCGGTAGTGCTTGCGGAGCGTCTTGGGATCAATGCCGAGAATGTCAGCGATCACCTCCTGGCGAGTGCCGACAATCGCATGAGACGAGACAATATCCCGATTCTCGTCAGTCGGAACGTGAACGCGCCTTCTAACCGCCATGACAGCCTCGGATTTTATAATCGGGACTCAAGGCACCAGCACTCCCCAGGACACCGGAAACAGCGGCGATAGTATCACAGACACCTGCTCCGCAAGCTCGCGCACCTCGGCCTGCGCGTGATCGTCCAGTCTTTGACCACAAGCACGGGCAAAATACGCCAGAGACCCGGTCTCGATCCACTCGGTCATCATCGACTGCGGCAAGATCGACCGTGCCTGCTCCGGCGCGACGCCTTGGGCAATCAAGTTGTCGTACAACAGTCGGCATTGGTTCTCCGCTTCGCTGACCTTTCGCTTGATCGCAAACTGCTGGTGCGGGTCGAAGTCGGCACCACTGCCTTGCTTGATCGAATCGGCAGGCCTGCGTCGCCAGGTCTCGATGCGGTAGAACGACGGCGCATCGTCGACGTAGCGGCGGCTGACCTCGTTCCGAGCAACGCCCACCTGGTGACGCCACCACTGCCTGGCAACGAAAACCGGTGCGCTGATCCGTAGCGTGATCTGCGGATGGCTGAACGGCGACCAGTGACCATGCTTCGCCAGATACTGGATCAGCCGCTCGTCGGTGTCGTCGAAGTCGACCTTGTACTTTGCAAGGCTCACGCGAGCGGCGTTGACGACCGCGAGATCATCGCCCATGTGGCTCAGGTATTCGGCGTGCATTTACTCCACCCCCTTCGACGGCTGCGGCGCTCTCTGGCCGTTGTAGCGGCCTCTCGCGGCGTATGACGCTTCCTGCGGCACCGGCTGTCCGGACCAGAACACCATCTGCCCGATTGCCATTCCCGGTCGAATGCGAAGGCTCGTGCCCCGCGTGATGTTGATCAGCTCCAGCGTGAGCGTTGCTCCATGCCAACCTGGATCGCACCAGCCTGCTAGCAGATGTTGCAAGCCTGACCGCGCCAGACTGCTCTTGAGCTTGTACTCAGCCGCGACGTGGTCCGGTAGGTTGAACACCTGCTCGGTGGACGCCAGCACGAAGTCACCAGGATGCAGAATCCACGATCCGTCCGACTCGCGCTCCAGCGGTCGAAGCCGCAGTGACTCCTTCCGCGTGAGATCGCAGACGCTCGGGATGTCTTCGACAAGCACAATCTCGCCAAGCGTGATGTCGATGCTGGCGGCGTTGATCTGCTCTGGCTTGACGTTCTCGATCACGCCGCGCTCCACCAGCGCGATGAGGTCGTGGTAGGTCATGAGCATGGCTTGATCTCCTTCTCCCGCACCTCGGTCCACTCCACCTTCTCAGCCTGACGCACCGCCTCGATGTAGTCCACCGCCGAACCGCGTCCAACGATACCACGGACGTGGTGGTGGACTTCCCACGTGTAGCCGAAATCCTTCCTTTCGATGACGATCATGCTTGCCTCCGAGGCTGGTAAAAAACTGCCCGCGATGCTACCGGTACGCCGGTATACACCCTAAAGGTGTGTATACCGTACCGTACCGCTAACGCATCTTTTCGCCCCCGGTACGAATACCGCTCCATACCGCTACCGTACCGCTATACCGCTGCCGAACCATTCTGTGCTATAAACTCTTGATCGATAATCAAATATCCTCCCTTGCAGTCGTTGTCGATATATTTCCTTTCCAGCAGTACCGCGATAATCTGGCCCTTTTTGCTGGGCTTGAGGTTCTGTTCGGCGGTATCGGCGTTCCATTTGCCGCCGCTGGCCTTGATGAGCCAGTTTTTCAAGTGTTCCCTCTCAACAAACGGCTTTCCGAAGCGCCACTGACTGCCGCCGTCGCGCCATGCCTCGCCGATCTGCGTGATGTATTTCTGCCCGAGTGCTTCGCCCTGCTCCTTCCGTATCGGCTTGGCACCACCGACAAGCACGGCGCTGGTGACTGCATCGCCATCGTCGTCTTGCCAGCCGTCAATGGTCACCGGCTGGAGGTCGACGAACACCTCGTCCGCCAGTTCCGCGTCTTTGCTCTTGCGCTGCACGATGCTGATCGACTCGCCCTCACGGCGTGGCGGGACAACGCTGATCTCGATGTCCAGCGCACCGCGCCATGCGCTGCTACCGCGTGCCCGGTGCTGTGCCTCGTCGCTGACGCCGGTGTGATGCACCAGGATCACGGTGCAATGGAACTCCTTCATCAGCTCGGCACAATTGTCGAGCATCGTCTTGGCGTCCTGTGCGCTGTTCTCGTCGCCTGATAGGAATCGGTGCAGGGTATCCACCACGATGACATCGACCGACTCGCCAAGCGAGCGAATGGCCTCCCGCACGCGCTGTAGGCCAGCTGGCGTGTTCAGATCGCAGCCAGCCTTGCTGACCCACATGCCGAGGCTTTTCTTCTCGTGGTGCTGCTTCCAGGCGGCGATGCGTCCCTTCATCCCGTGGTGGCCCTCACCGGCGAGATAGACCACCTTGCCAGGCTTGACGGTGTGCCCCATCCACTGGTCCATTCCGGACGCCATCCGCAGCACCATGTCGAGGACGGCGAAAGTCTTCCCGCCGCCCGATGGTCCATGCACCATGATCAGCGCATCGCGCTGTATCCATCGCTTAACGAACCAGTTGACCGGCGCTGGTTCGCTGGAGAACTCGTCCGCTGGTATCAGCCAGTCGTCTACCTCCGGCTTGAGCAACGCCGCCAGGTCATACCCTGCCTGCACGTAGTCGTTGGCGTCACCCGGCACCGGTGGAATCACCACGCGGGCACCGTACTTGCTCGCTGCCTCATTGGCCTTGTTCTCACCGATCCCGCTGGCGTCAAGGTCTGCGACGATGACGACATCCGCGTGCTGCTTGCGGATCGTCTCGCAGACCGGCACCAGATTCTGAGCCGAATAGGCAATGTAGCACCGTGCGTTGGTGGCAGCGTGAATGCTGGCGGCAGTGGCGAAGCCCTCGGCCAGGTAGGCGGTGCGGTGATCGTCACCAGAGCCGATCCACCAGAAGCAGCCCTTCGTTACTCCGCCGCCGTGGTACAGCTTGTCGCTGTCCGCAGCAATATACTGGAGCGACGACAGCGTACCGTCTGGCGCGTATAGCGGCACCATAAGCCGCCCGTCGCCTGTGATCCGCGCACCGGATGCGCCAATCCCCTTCCGCACCAGATACGGGTGCGAGTCGTCGGCAACGCCCGCCTGGCTCCAGATGGTTTCCACCACGCTGGAGACCGTCTCCGCCTTGCGCTTGCGCTCGGCATCGCGTGCCCGCTGTGCCTCGGCGAGACGGCGCGGAATGGCCATCTCCTCCGCTAGAGAAAGCTCCCGCCCGATCTCGGCGCGAAATGTCTGCTCAATGCCCGCCCGCCAGCAGCCAAACCGCCCGGCAGGCACACCGTCTGGAAACATCACATACCAGCCAGACCGATCCTCTCCAGGCTTGCCTTTCGTCCCGGATCGGAACCGGTGTAGCTGCCCGTCCATCTGGATGGTCTCTGGTGGCGTGACAATGCCCGCCGATAGCATGGCATCGATCAACTGCGCCTCTGGCGCTGGCGGTGCTGGTGGTTCCGGTGGCGGCTTCCATGGGCCGCCGAGGATGTTGGTGAGGTCGGTCATCTGCGCCTCCTTGTTCCAGTTCAACAGTTGATGCTACACCATGAACCTTGGAACTCTGACAGGGTAAATGGCGTTGTGTGTGTTCGTCTGGCGCTTCTT